AAGTGCTAGGTTGAGCTTGGCTCTAACGACTCCTAGCGTAGCCGAACGATTACAGTGAGGGCTTGTTTAGGGGAGCTGCCTCACCTGGAGAAGCATCGTTTGATTCATCCATGCTTGGTGGTAAGTCTACCGCCTTTGGAGCAGACTCAGTCTTCAACGGCAAGAACGATTTGATTTCGTTGCTTGGACCGTATTCACCAGTCTGATCTTCAACAATGACGACTCTCGCTTCAAAAGTTTTGTTTTGAAACTCCCAAGCAGTCTTGGGAACTTCTTTGAAACCAACGGCTTTTGCTAAACGAGCAAAGTCGTTATTAGCGTAGCCTCTGATTTCTTCTTGCTTTTGTTTATCGTCATTTACATACCAGAGGTTAAAGTTTTTTCTTAACCTCCACCCAGCGTAGTTATCACCCGTTACTTCGGCTTCTAACTTCAAGTAGTCGTTACCAGCCGCAGACGTTGTCTTTTCGCAAGACAATATTACGACAGGGTAATCACCCTCTGGAATTGCAGAGCTACTCTCTGCGGCATCCAAGTCTATATCCAATCCTTCAAAGTCACTCATGCTGCACCTCCTGCAAATCCGAGTTTGTTTATTACACTAGCCAGATCGGGTGACTCAAACCCGTCTAACTTACCTGAACGATCCTTGGCTATATAGTTCTGACCAATTCTCGTTTGCAACCATCTTGTAGTGACGGTCTTACCTTCTTCATTTTCTTCGTCAAACGTACGAAGAACCAATACTTCATCAAAGAAGTAAGGTATCTGCGTAGGAAGTTTGGCGCCAACCATCATCGGTTGGTAATGATAGGCACCTGTCTGCTCGTCACGTTCTCTGCTTTGTTTAGCAATGAATATAACGTGGACAGGTAAATCCCTGAACCTACGCATCGTTTTAATCATCACTTCGATGACTTCTCCGTACGCACGTCTAGGATCTTTGCTTTTGGCCTTTTCTTGCGAAAGCAAGATTTCAGCCATTTCCGTAACACTATCAAGACAAACGGTATCGTATTGTAGTGTTCCGTTCTCAAGTAGTTGAGCTATCTCTTCTATTTCAGAAGCTTCCTTAACCTCGATTGCATCAAGATCAGGGGCATCCTTAATAGAGAGAAGACCACTCTCCATACTAACGACTAATGTTTTACCAGGAGCCGTTTGACAAAGAGTTGTTTTACCCGCACCACTTTCGCCATACACTAAAAGTTTGGCGCCTTGCGACTCAACTAAATCGCTAGGTGACTTGATGCGGTCCTGAATACTAATGTTCATATTTTTCTCCAGTTGTTAATGTAAATGTTTTCAGTTACAATCACACGAAAACATAATTACACATATAGTATACATGAACAAAGCAAAAATCAATAAGAATCAATGGAAGATTAATTACTTCCATAGGCAACAACAATTGGTAGAGAGAGAACTGATGGATTTATACAGTCAGGGACTTGAACCAGCATATAAGGAGCGTGAAGTGGAACGAGTGAGTTTAAGTAAATACATAGAGTTTGTAGGGATCGAAGCTGCTGCAAAGTTATTCGATTGTTCTACACATACAGTCAAGGCTTGGAGGTATGGCAACAGACAGCCATCAACGGATCAGGCCAAAAAGATTATTGTGGCAACTGAAGGTAAGTTAGATTTCTTTTCCATCTATGGTCCTATAGATAGCGAAAAAGAAGATACAAGTGAAACGGTTGAGTAGTGTTAAACGTCAAAGCGTCCGCGCAGGATTCTGCGTTGGAACTCGCTCTTGCGTATGCGGAAAGTGGCTACAGCCCTGTTCCCTTACTACGCCATAATAAAGTTCCGCCAAAAGAATTAGGCGGATGGCAAAAGTTTAAAGAACGACAACCGACGACAGAAGAAATAACAAGATGGTTTCAAGGCCGTGATGACCTTGTCGTAGCTCTGATATGTGGCAAGTTCATTGTTGTTGATGCCGATACACCAGAGGCAGTCAATTGGGCAGAAACCAATTTACCAAACACACCATGTAAAGTGGCAACGGGTAAGGGTATGCACTACTACTACAATAACCCTGAAAACTTTACGACTTATGTTGCCAGAAGAACCGATACTTCAGATCCCGCAAAACTTATAGATATAAGAGGAGAGGGTGGTCTTATTATTGCACCTTATAATATTCACGCGACAGGTGCGATATACGAGCCTAAGTTTATAGAGGAGTGGGATTGGCATGATACTAACGATCTGCCTGATCTGACCAAAGAACATTGGGTGATGATTACGGGTGTTGATAAGGTCAATACCAAAAGCATATCGCAACCTTTTGAACTGACGGGTGTAGTACAAGGCAGTCGTAACGATAACGCGGCAAGGCTGGCTGGCAATCTAATAGCCAAAGGTGTAACTATAGAGATGGTGGAGTTTTTTGTTCAATCTTGGAATCAACAAAACAAGCCACCTTTACCTAGATCGGAGATATCAACTACAGTAAACTCTATACAAAAGACACACGATAGAAAGAACCAACAAGCGCCAGCTTTCATTCAACGTACCTACAACGTGAAAGAACCAATAGATCTCTACGAACCACCAGGCATACTCAAAGATGTATACGAGTATTCTGAGGAGATAGCGCAGATACAACAACCCGCTCTATCTCTGCAAACCTCGTTAGCTTTAGGGTCTGTTGCGCTTGGTCGTATATATAAGACAGATATGAACAACTTTTCGTCTTTGTTCTTTATGTGTATTGCCAAATCAGGACAAGGTAAAGAAAACGTCAAGACGGTAATAGAAACCATATTAGAAGGAGCTGGGTTTGAAGATTTAATGGCGGGTGACGGTTATACGTCTAGTGGCGCGGTATACAGTTTACTGCGTCACAAACCAACACACGTCACCGTTATGGACGAATTTGGTAAAAGGTTAGAGTCTATATCCAAATCAACCAATTCAAACAAGGAAGACGCTATACAGGTGCTTATGGAGGCTTGGGGACGTTGTCACGGCACGTTAAGGCCAGATAACTACTCTATGATGACCTTTACCCAAAAACAGCAACAGGAGGCTTTAGATCGTCATACAATCAAACCAGCGATTACTTTGGTGGGTATGTCAGTTCCTAGAAACTTTTACGGCGCCTTATCAACAGGACGTATCGTTGATGGATTTTTGAACAGGTTTATCGTCGTTGAATCTAAGCTACCTAGAACCGTAGGCAGAATGGTCCCGTATATAGAACCATCCTACAAGGTATGCGAATGGGTTAGGCAAGTTAGGGCGCCTATAAACGATATGGAGGAGATAGCCAGAGACAACGCTGAGATGAATCTCAGTCAACGTGTGATTGCTTTTGATGACGAATCAAAAGAACTCTTGAACAAATTAGCTTACGAGCTTGTGGATCAACAGAACAAACTGGAGAAGGACGGTTTAGAAGTATTACTCTCAAGAACGAGAGAGAAAGCAATGAGGTTAGCTTTGATTTGCCAATTGGCAGATAGACCTAACTCAAAGAAAATAACTGCCGATATGACTAAGTGGGCAATAGACTATGTGTATTACTACGATCAACTGATGGTGGCTACGTGTGAAGACAAGGTAGCTGGATCCGAAATGGAAAGTCGTATCAAACAAGTGTTAAGTTTTATAAGAACGCAAGGGGAAATGGGGATCAGCAAAAGAGATATTGATCGTAAAGAAATATTTAGATCAATGAAATCTTTTGAGGTAAAAGAAATAATAAACAGATTAATAAACGCTGGAGAAGTACAAGAGAAGGACGTACGCGTGAAACAAACAGGCAGACCGATGAAACGCCTAGTCGCGATTGATCCTAATTTCTTCGACGATTGATGGAGGTAATTATGATGGCCAAGCCAAAGATGGAAACGATCAACGATCAAAAACGAGAGGAACGTGTAGCTGGATTTATAGAGGGATTATGGGGAGTTAGATGTCATAAACTGCCAGTCTCTTACGGACTGGACTATTGGTGTGAAAGTAAAGGCAGTTCTTTTTGGATGGAAGTAAAGTGCAGAAGTTTTGGTATCAACAAATACGAAACACTCTTACTCAGCGCATCCAAACTAAGAATGGGAGCTGCTTTGTCCCTTGCAACGAACAGACCATTCGTTCTGGTGTGTGCAATGACTGATAGTGTGTACTCACATACTTGGGATAAAAATAAAGTATATGACGTCAGGTTTGGTACAGTTACCGAACCGCAACTGCCAGAAGATTCAGAACCATACATACATCTTCATAAGAAAGACTTAACGTGTTTATCGGATAGTGCCTTGGGATTTGATAGAGACGAGCTTGGATTAACTTAACAGCTCTGCTATTTCCTGATCTCTTGGATTAGGTAGTAGCGTTGGTCCAATTCTAGTTCTAGCTCCTGTCGGTGCTTGTGATAGGTTGATGTCAGGTAAATCTAATTCAATTTTTGCAGGTACAGCCACTTGATTTATAACTTCTCTAGCTTGATCTGTAATTCCAGTTTCTTCTATTTCTCTTGTAATGTCTTCTGTAGCCACTCCAGTTTCTCTAAATAAGGCAGAGAATCCTCCGATACGTATTGCTTGCTCGACTGCGTCAAGAACCTGACCCATCGCGCTTTTGTCTGTACGTGATAGTAAAGAGACTATTTTTGGATTGGCAAACAAAGTTTTATAGATTGTTAGCGTAGCAACAGTCGGTAATAAATTTAAGTTGAAGAAACCAGCCGCTAACGTACCAGCTACAATAGAACCCGCTCCAGTTCGCTCCGCTCCTGATACTGTAGTATTGATAGCTCTAGCATATCCCCGTAACGCTTGTGACAACTCTTTACCAAACATCGCATCTAAAGTTTCGTCTCCGTAAGAGTTTAATGCTCTTTGGAAGTTTCCAGGTTTAAAAATCTCTGTAAGGTCTGTACCGCCAGGTGTAACAGATTTCTTAATAAGTTCTTCCAATGCTTCGTCCTGAACATTTATAAAAGCCTCTTCAGATATTTCGTTACGAACTTGATTGATAGCAGCAGCTGAATTAGGTCTGAATATGGATTGTGTAATAACTTCAGGTGATGCGTTTTCTATGTTTGCTAAAACTCTGTTTTGTTGAAACTGTAACAATTCGTCACTTGCTTTTGCTTTTGCAGTAAGAGCGTTTGCAAAATCTTGAAAAGTGGTGCCTACATCATCTGTAGGTCTAACGGGACCCACTACAGGGACTTCAGGCCCAACAACTCGTATTTTGTCGGCCAGTTCAAAAACTTCTTTCGGTGCTAGTTTTGGACTGTAGGAATTAAACGTGTCTAAAGCTTGCATCGTTTTGTCGTAATTGTTGCCAAGCAAAGGTCTTAGTGTAGCTCCATATTTTTTTATGTTGCCAACGTATTTACTTGGATTGAATACACCTGTTGTTGGATCAGTGGCAGTATCTACCGCATCCTTAAACAACCTTCTGACCAATTCCGTTCTTAGATAGTTTTTAGTCATCTCGCCGTAACCAGTACCTTTTACGGTATCTTTGCCAGCCGCGTTCAAGATGTCTTGCATATCACCAGATCGGTTTGCTACCACTATTTGTGTATATACATCGTCAGCATTTATAGTGTTGTTTTTTATTTTTTTGACTATCGCATTATTGAAAGGTTGTATTTGTTTAAAATAGCTTTCGTTTAATTTTTTTAACAAATCAACTTTGTTTCTTAGCAGTTGAGGATCTCCAGCTTTGCCTGAAATAATTAAAAGATTGTCTGGTAATTTATAAATTATTTCGTCTAACTTTTCCGCTATGTCTTTTACAAAAAGACCTTGTTCACCTGGGTTCAAACCAGCTTGCACTCTTGAATTAGCTAAAGCGGATCTAGCCTTTATGAGTTGACTAATAGTGGCTCCGCCTTTAAAAGCTCCCTTTTCGATGTTTTTTTGTAATCCCAATACTGTTTTCAAACTTATGTCGTCGTCCAGAGCTGTAATTAAGGGATCGTCTGTAAAAATCCTTTTTTTAATATACTCATTTAGATCGCTTAAATCGGCTTTGACTTTGTTTTCAAATTCTGTTTTTTGTAACACGTCAAGATCGTCAAATATTTTATTGTATTGATTTCTGAAATCGCTTTGTAGAGTGTTGTAAGAATTTTTGATGGTATCCTGTACGCTCTTACCAAGCGCTGCTTGATCTGTGGCTTGCATAATTGGACCAAATCCCCCTGTCTGCTCAGACAAGTCTTGCATCATTTTGTTGAGGTAATTGGTAACTTCATTTTGAGACTTTTCAAGTTGCGCTCGTCTGGCAACTATTTCAGATTGAGCTAAACCAGCATCCTCTATACCTGTAGCGTTATCCAAGGCCGCTCTACTGTCTGCTAATTTTTTTCGTAATTGAGCCAACATCGCCATGTTATAATCAATCAAACCACGTTCTCTACCTTGTTTACCCGCAATCGTTTCACCAATACCTTGCATCCTACCTGGTATCGCTCTGCCTAAGAATTGTTGCGATACAGCTGCTCTAGCTCCCAAGTCAGTTATCTTTCCTTCTTTAAAAGCTTTAGCAATATCTTTTTCGGTGGCCAGTCTTCCTAGGTCTTGGTCTAGTTTCAACACGTCATTCATGTCGTAACCTTTACTTACCACGTAAGCGTCTCTGACATTTTCAATAGGTGCTTTTTTACCAAAAAAGGCCGCAAAGCCCGTACCGATTGCTTCGCCTATACCTTGCCCAAAGAATCCGTATAGGAACTCATTTTCCATTAAGTCTTGTATTTCTTGATCTGATTGTAATTGAAAACCTTGTTGTACTTCTAAGGCTTCCTCTGCACCTTTACCACCTGCCGTACCTATACCAGCTGCCACCATTCTAGAAAATCTTTCGTTTCTTAAAAGTTTTTTCAAAAGACTTACGCCTCTCAAGTGAGGTGACAAAGCCGCGACCGCTCCAAATACGGGACCAACCACTCCAGCAAAATCTAAAAAGTCTCCAGAGCTAAAACCTCTTTCGTCAATGACAACATTCTTGTCAGTAATATCGCTTTCGTCGTACAAACCCCTTTCAACAAGAGTCTTTTGACCCTCTGGGGTTATGGCTAGGTCACCTTTTGTGTTGTATGTGAAACCTCGAGAACCAACGTAGTTTTGCAGTAGTTGTTCTTTTTCAAGTTCCTTTCCAGACTGGTCGCGTTTTTCTGCCAAACCCAGTAACGATCTTAGTTTTTTACTTTTAAGACCTTTTTCGTAGTCAAAGTAGTACGCATCAAAAGCTGGTGACGCCTCTTTTTTTGCAAGTTCAGCCTTCAGTATTTTTAAAGCATCTTGTTGATTGTCTGCTTGTATCGGAACCGTTAGATCGTCCGTTACTCTGAAGTTAAAAGTAGGCATTTTAGTTTCCTAAATTAAATAGGTCAGAATCTCTAAGATCAATATCAATAATCTGGCTCATGTCTATTTTTGACGTATCGCTTATTTCTGTATTTATAATCTTTTCTATTAGGCTTGAATAAGGAGTTATAGCTTTCACGCCTACGCCTTGATATGCAGGATTCTGCACTATTTCGTAAGTTGAGGATATGGCTCTTTGTTTGTCGCGGTTATTTTTTACTAAGCTGGATCTAGCGTTTTTAAGTTTTTTCAAAATTTCTTTTGGATCACCAGTTAAATCCAAATCACCAAAGACCCTATCAACAATGTCTCTATCTAAGTTTGATATTGTTCTGCCTGATTCGTTGAGTATTTCCCTAATACTTCTTTGTTTGACTTGTTCTATATAATTTTTAATTCTCGTCGCATCTGATACGTTAGGATTAGGGACTCCCATAAATGCAGCAGCCTCGTCTTTGAATCTAGCAATCCTACCAGGTAAGCCTGTTATTGGCACATCATTTTGCAGTGCTGCTTCAAACAACGCTATTGCATCATTCATTATTCCAATTGAAGCTTGTGTACCTTCATAATTTTTTATATTGTCACTCAGTTCAGTTGTCATCGCGTTGAGAGATTTAAGCTCTGAAGGTTTCAAAGGATCAACTTGTCCTTTCTCTATCATTTCTTTAAGAAGTTCTGCATCTCTTTCTGCCTTAAGTGCCTCTTCTTGCGCTCTTTCTTCAGCAGCAGCTGCCGCTCCTAAAGCAATACCTTTACCAAGCTCGCCTTGGGTAACTAGACCTTTACCTATGTTTCTAACAAAACGTAGGAAGTCAGGGCTGGTTGTAAACTCAGCAAAACTAACTTCTTTTGATTTAGGTGGGGGAGGTACTTCTTCATCTACAGCACCTGGTAAGCCAGCACCTGCATCTGGTTGATCTCCTACATCTTCTTGATCTCCTACGCCTGGTGGTTTTCCTGCAACCGCTGCATCTGCAACAGATTCTGGTTCTCCTTCAACGTCTTCTACGTCTTCTTCAAACACTTCCACTTCAGGTTTTTTAGGAGTTTGTTTGTCTTCTGTAATACCAATTTCTTCCAAATCTTTTGCAATGGTTTCTCTGCCGCCAGCTGCTCCAAGTACCAATATATCAACCTCTTCTGGATCCAAACCGCCCCTAGCCATGTAACCTGGCCCAAAACGATCTTTTTCAAACAGTTCTCTGGCTCCAAGCTCAGTGTAAAAAGGATTGTCTGCACCTTCTTGACCTTTACCGCCAAAGAATCCTGCTATACCTGGTAAAGTCCGTTCAGCCACTTCACCCAATACATCTCTTGCACCTCTACTTAAAGCGTAAAATGCACTTCCAAAGTCTTCGGGGCCAAAAGTACCTCCTCTTCTTTCCTCGAGAGTTTGATCACCTCCAAACATTCTGAAATAACCTGGTTCATCTGTTGCAATAAACTGTTCTAGCGCTTTGTTTACATTCTCTCCACGCTCTATGTCGGGTGAATTGTAAATTCTGTAAAGGCGTATACCTTGCCCTCTGCCTTCTTGTATGTCTTTTATACCTTGAGAAAAATCAATTACACGCCCGTCACTTAGTCTGATTTCATTTGGACCTAATTTTTTTTCTGGCTGTTCATCCCCTTCTACAGTGATGTCAGTATCCATCAATCCTTGTAAGTCTTCAGAAAAATCTACAACTTCAGGAGTTGCCGCTGGATTAAGTGTGTCACCTTGTTGCGCGTAAGTACCAAGTCTAGGGTCAAGAGAAGGGTCAGCTGGTGGTAAACGATCTGGAGCTATATCTACAGACGTGTCAAAAGGCCCTTGAGCCATTTCATCTAATCTTTCAGGAGTTAATGGTCTTGGTCCTCCAAAGGGAGGATCCGTAATCATCGGGTCATCTTTCATCGGACCACCCACTTCTTGCGCTATTCTTTCAATGGTTCGTAAACCAACATCCATCGGTATGCCTTGTTGAGCAAAGTCTTGTTGCAACACTTCAAAAATTTGTAAAGGGCTTAAGCCGCTCGTAGCGTAGTTAGCTATCAAACGTGATAAATCAGTAACTGGTGAATTTACTGCATCACCATTTGCAAACATTTTTCGTTGTAAAACATTCATTAGGTTGTATAAGTTCCTCCACCAGCGTAAGGATTGTATTGTCCGTATGGATTACCGTAGAAAGCAGCAGGAGTTGCAGCTCCGCCTGCGGTAGCGGCAGTTGATGCGGGATCGCTAGAAGTTGTGGTTTGCGGTTTAGCAAAGTTAGCATACGTACTCAAAAAGGTTCCAAGTCCAGCACTTAATGGATCAGCTGGCGCTCCGTAAGTTGTAGCAACTTGTGTTCTTCCGCTTTGATATGTGGGCAAAAATCCTCTGACAAATTGAGCCGCTTGTGTTGGAGCCATTCTAGTTTGTATTGCTTGTTCGTATTCTCTGCCAAGCGCAGTATCAGTGAGACCCCTAGCTGTAGCGCCTAATCCTGATAATTCACCTCTTGACCTGATACCTAGATCAACCACATCTCTTCCTAATCCCCCAATTCCAGCACCGTAACCAGCGATATCTGATCCTATAGTTCTCGCTAATCCAGCGCGTCTGCCGCCTATTCCACCCAACTGTGTTCCAAATCCAGCTAACGTGCCAGCTAATCGCTCTCTAGCTCCAGCTTGTCTACCAAACTCTCCTAACGCAGCCTGTTGCGCTTGTCCGAATCCTTGACTTCTAATACCCGCTAAAGCTTCGCCAAGACCTCTACCTAACGCAGCTCGTCTTTCATCAGCACTCAGTCTAGCTCTTGAACCAAAAGCAGATTCGCCTCCTTGCGAAATATCTCTTGTTCTTGCATCTATATCTTGCAGTTCTCCGCGTTTGAACACATCCTCTATTGTTTGTTGTACGACTCTATCTTCAAACGGATCGTAGAATTGCCTAGTCAATCTGGGATCAAACTGCATACCAGCAGCACGTCTAGCCGTATCAGTTGCAGCTCCCAAATAAGCTTGCTCGCCAGCAAAGTAAGGTTGCGCCAACTGTCCAGCCCTACGAGACATTCCCATGCCTTCTTGATAAGCTCTAGTGCTGGCATCTAAATACGGTTGATATGAACCTAAACCACCATAAGCTCCCTGCATAGCAGCAAGTTCTAACGGAGACAGTCCAGCAGTCTGTCTTAGTATCGCTGGTTGACCAAAAGCCCTGTTAGCTGCGGTTATAGCTTGAGAAATTATGCCTGGTGTATCAGGAGAACCAAAATAAGCCTCTCTAACAAAAGGATCGGATATTACTTCATCTCTTGCAATATTAGTTACGATTGGATTGATAGCTTCTGCCATTACATTCCCTCAAATATATTCATTAACTCGCGCATGTTTTCTACGCCTTTTTCTCTTGAAGGTTCGCCACCTTGAACCAATTCAATACCTGACTTACCTTTTTTTAAATCGTAAGCGCCAGCGCCTCTTGTAGCTTTGGCCGTCATTACAAATTCACCATCACTTAACATCGCTGGTATATCATCAGAAGTGCCTGTACCTGGCCCGATTGATTCTCCGCCTTCTCGTAAATCTAGTTCAGCCACTCCGCCAACTGCAAATGCTTGTCTTCCTGCTCCTTCAACATCCAAAACAGCTGGTTTAGGACCTAATCCAAATTCGCCTCTTGTTCCACCTGTTCCTAGTTCTTTTGATAATTGGTACCTACCAAGCTGATCCATCATTACTTGAGGAGTTTGAGCTAAACCACCAGCTCTACTTTTTGTATCGTCGTATACGGCTTTAGCAAGCAAACCTGTCAGACCAAGACCTAATCCGCCACCAGGAAAGCCTCCAGCTATTTGTTGCGCTCCTTTACCAAGAAAACTCAAAGGACCCGTACCTTTGTTAGGGTCTACGTTAAATAATTTATCTGCAATACTATCAGGTCCAAATAATCCG